AAATAATAGAGCGGAAAATCGACTCGTGACTCTTGGCGCAACGACAACTGAACTCGATGGAGAGGCCAATCTGACGTTCAATGGAAGCATTCTTGATCTGACGGGCGGCATGTCTGCCTCGACTTATGTTAGTTCATCGACATTTTATGGAGATGGCTCTAACCTTACTGGTGTTTCTTCATTTTCTCGAAGAGCAGTGACCTCTACGATCACTGCATCGATAACAGACAGACTGCTTGGCGTTTCGGCCTCGGCAGCTTTAGAGATTCGCCTTCCCGGCGCTTCAGCCATGGCCTCTGGGCAATATATCACGATTAAAGACGAGGGCGGAAGTGCAGATGTCAATAGCATTACAATTTTGACATCTGGATCCGAGACAATTGATGGAGGCTCATCCATCGTTATGGAGTCGTCATTTGCCGCTGTAACCATCTATAGCGATGGGACCAATAAATACTTCGTTTATTGATTTTGTTTACTATTTATGTCTGAAAGTGCAACTTTTTAGCGAGGAAAGAAATGGCCTATAATGTATTAAAAGGAACTGTTGAGTTCTCTGGTGAGAACAACGGTAAAATTGAAAATATGGTGGACACCCACAGCAATCAGACTGTGGCAGGAACAAAGAACTTTACAGGAACAGTCTCGGCCAGTGCATTCTGGGATACAACCACAAACGCAGCGGTGCCCGCACCAGCAGTCACAGCAGTGGCAAATGGTGCTCAATACAGGATAGCAACTTTTGGCTCAACGTCCACTCTCAACGGTGAGGCCAATCTTAGTTTCGACGCTTCCACGCTGGCCTTAACTGGCAACTTTACTGCAACTTCGATTACCGGCGCTGCAGGCGGAATAACCAACGTCCCCCCCGATCAGTTTGCTGGCACAATTCCCGCTTCACAGATTACTTTAGGGAACACGCTGACCGGCAGCACATCTTTGGGAGTAAGATCCTCTGGCTCTATTGCGACAGGATCGAATGGGGTTTACCTCTATATTGATGCGCAAGGTGGATTCGACCATCTCGGAGATGGGGCTCTAAGGCTAAATCCGTCTGTGTGTGCGAATATTACAACAGGCGGCCAGACTTTGGCCGGAACTGACTTGCTCCCGGTTTGGGACGTTACAGCAGCAGACATTAGATACACAACGTTATCGTATCTTTACAGCAACTATCTTAGTTCTCAAGTTCCACAACCCGCAGGATCCAGCGGCCATGTTCAGCTGACAAACGGATCTGCCTTTGTTTCTGACTCGGCGCTCACTTTCAATACCGTGTCGGACACGTTAACCACTCCGCATGTTGTGTGTGGAAACATTTCAGGATCTCACGGCGGCTTGGGAGAACTTTTCATAACTGGGTCTATGCACATTACTGGTTCTGCCCAAACTCTTCTTAAGTTGCACGCAATGGACGCTGAGACAAAAGAAATTATGTTTGCTAAAGACGGCTCAGAACAGGCCACAATTCAGATTAACGCGAATGAGCACTTTATCTTCGAAAACAGTGGTCAGAAAGACATAATCCTGAAGACCAACAATCAAAACACCATTAGAGTTTATGGCCAGAATCAAAGAGTTGCCGTGAACAAGGCTGGCGTCTCACCGGGGGCTAGTTTAGATGTTGCTGGAACAATGTTTATGTCGGGCTCTCTAACAGTGACAGGCTCGATGGCGGTCAGCGGCGCAGTGCAAAATAATGTTTTAACTGTGTTTGGCAATCATACTGTGCGAGATCATGAATATACGATTATTTTACAAAGTGGCGCAACCAGAACCATCACTCTTCCATCCGTCAGCGGCTCAAATATTGGAAGAGTCATAAACGTGCGTAAAAAGGCCATGCCGGGCGTCATGAGAGTTAACTCTGCAGACGGTTATTTAGACGAGATGTTCCTCGGCGACAGCGGCTATTTCGAATGGGGCGCAAGCCAAAAAGGCTCCGCGCAGTTTCAATCGGATGGCACGTCGTGGATGATGATTTTCGCCAGCGGCAGCTACACCTACGCTTAAGATTAAAAAATATATGCACTTTTTTGTGACTATTGTTCACTAACATAAAATAAAAAAATAGCAGTTTTTTAGGTGCATATTTAACGAACCCAGCAAACTAAATATAAGTGACGCGGGATCTATAATTCGAGCTTCTTGAGGTCCGAAAACACTATAGGTTCGTCTGCGTATCATTAGTTTATGGAGGTAAATTAAACTATGGCTTACAAATTTCAATTAGGAAACGCTCGTTTGAGCGGTTCTATCGTTCAGGAAGGTGACATTTTTGTTTCCGGTTCTGATCCTGAGATGGCTCTTAGAGACAACTCAGAACAAAGACGATTTGTCGTTGATTATAATAGTAATGCAGTTCGTGTGAGGCTTAAGAATAGCGCTGGCGCAAATCAGGTCAAGTTGGAAGAGGCAGGAAATATTTCTGGTTCTGCAACTATCTCTGGTTTTGCCGGTGATTTTGAAAGCTCCGTCGATGCCCTTGGTGGCTTCAACGTCGGAGGAAGCGCAATCATCTCTTCTGCAAAGGCTCTCGCAAACGTCACAACCATTTCTGGTTCTGGCGAAATTAGCGGTGCTTCTATTGATGTCGATGGCGAAGTCGATGCCGGTTCTTTAGAAATCGGCGCAACTGAAGTTATTTCTTCTGCACGCGCAGTTGCAAATATCACTTCGGTCACAATGAATGGTGCTCTTGCAGGAGCAACCACAGTTTCGGGTTCAAGTAACGCTCAATTTGGCGGCACTTTGGCCTCGTCACATGGCAAATTCACTGTCGATGCGGACGGTGACTTGAGTGCAAAATCACTCAATGCAAGAAGCGGTGGAATTTCCAACGCTGGTGCCATCGCTGGCGCAACCACTCTCGCAATGGGTGGCGCTCTTTCGGGAGCAACCACAATTTCAGGTTCTGGAGCCCTTTCCGGTCTCAGCCTTGATGTTGAAAAGGGTGCTGATTTTAACAGCGGCGGCTTGACCAATGCTGGTGCCATTTCTGGCGCAACCACCCTTGCAATGGGCGGTGCCCTTTCAGGTGCGACCACAATTTCAGGTTCAAGTAACTTGTCCGTGGGCGGAACCATCGCTGCTGGTAACTCTAACTTCACAGTTAGTGCTGCTGGTAATATGGTCGCAGCATCTGGTTCGATCACCGACCTTTTTGTTGGAGACGATCTTCATGTTGCTGACGATGCTCGCATCGAAGGTGACTTGACCGCTGCTTCCCTTCAGGTTGACAGTGTTAGTCTCAATGCAAATATTATGGCTGGCCTTTCGCAGTTGACTTCTTCCGAGATTTCAGCTTCAGCGATTTATGCCACTCATGGTTATTTCTCAGCAAACTCTCTCGTTGTTGGTTCAACAACCATTAGCGAAACAGAGATTGCAATGCTTGACGGCTTGACCCTTGGTTCTGTTGATGCTTCCAAGATTGTTTCTGCTGATTCTAACAAGGACGTTTCAGGCTTCCGTAATGTGTCTGGTTCTGGAAACCTCACCTTTGGTGGTGTTTTGCAAGCTGGCCTCGGTGGCTTTGGTGTCGATGCCGATGGTGACACAACTGTTAAGTCTCTTAACGCTTCCAACGGTGGTATCACCAACGCTGGTGCGATTTCAGGCGCAACAAGCCTTGCTATGGGCGGTGCTCTTTCTGGAGCAACAACCGTTTCTGGTTCTGGCAACTTTAGCGTCGGTGGAGCCCTCTCTGTGGCCAACAGCGGAGTTAACTCCCGCGATGGTTATCAGGTCGGAGGCACAGGTGTTATTTCTTCTGCTCGTGCAATCGCTAACGTCACAACCGTTTCTGGTTCTGGCGAATTCAGTGCTGCTTCTTTCGACACTGATGGCGCAATGGACGCTGGCTCTTTGGAGATCGGCGGAACAGGCGTTATTTCTGCTGCACGCGCAGTTTCCAACGTGACTTCAGTCGCAATGGGTGGTGCTCTTTCGGGCGCAACAACCATTTCAGGTTCTGGAGCCATTTCAGGTCTCAGCCTTGACATTGAGAAGGGTGCCGACTTTAATGCCGGTGGTCTTGCAAATGCTGGTGCGATCTCTGGTGCAACCACAATTTCAGGTTCAGGCAACATCTCTGGTTTTGCCGGTGACTTCGAAAGCTCTGTTTCTGCTCTTGGCGGATTCGCAGTCGGCGGAACATCAATTGTTTCTGCTGCTCGTGCAGTCTCCAATGTAACCTCAATCGCAATGGGCGGTGCTCTCTCTGGAGCAACAACTATTTCAGGTTCTGGTGAAATTAGCGGTGCTTCTGTTGATGTTGATGGTGAAGTTGATGCTGGCTCTTTGGAGATTGGCGCAACTGCGGTTATCACCGCTGCTCGTGCTGTGCAGAACGTAACATCAGTTACGATGAACGGTGCTCTTGCGGGTGCAACCACAGTCTCGGCTTCAAGCAACGCTTCGTTTGGAGGAACTTTAGCTTCTTCACACGGCACGTTCACTGTTGATGCTGACGGAGACGTAAGTGCTAAGTCGCTTAACGTCAGAGCAGGTGGAATTTCCAACGCTGGCGCAATTGCTGGTGCAACAACTATTTCAGGTTCAGGCAACATCTCTGGTTTTGCCGGTGACTTCGAAAGTTCTGTTGATGCTCTCGGCGGCTTCGCTGTCGGTGGTTCCGCAATTGTCACTGGTGGCAAGGCGATTCAAAACGTCACAAGCATTTCAGGTTCTGGTCCAGTTTCGGCTTATTCTTTGAATGTCGATTATGGAATTGACGGTGGAAACGGTGGAATTACTGCTGCCGGTGCAGTTAGTGGTGTCACTACACTTTCAGGTTCTGGAGCTTTCCAAGTTGGTGGTTCGCTTTCTGTGGCCAATAGCGGCGTAAACGCTCGTGACGGTTATCAGGTTGGTGGAACAGGTGTTATTTCTTCTGCTCGTGCAATCCTTAACGTTACAAGCATTTCCGGTTCAGGCAATATCTCTGGTATGGCTGGTGACTTTGAAAGCTCTGTTGATGCTCTCGGCGGTTTCGCTGTCGGCGGAACAAGCGTTGTTGCCGCAAACCGCAATTTGCAAAATGTTAACGCAGTTGCAACAAACTTGCTCCCAGACTCCAACAACAGCCGTAATCTCGGTGCAGCAACTAACAAGTATGCTGCTGTTTTTGCTACAAGTCTCAGCGGAACCAATGGTGAAGTTGACAGCATGCAAGTTAACAGCAACTTGACTGTTGCCGGTAACTTGGACGTTAATGGAACTGTGACAACTGTTGATACTGTTAACTTGTCTATCAGAGACAACTTTGTATTGATTGCTTCTGGTTCAAATGGCAGTGCTAACAACACCAACGACCAAGGATTCTTGTTCAGACGCGGTTCTTCCGACAATGATCAAGCATTCATCTGGGACGAGTCTGCTGACGAGTTTGCTCTTATCTATGATGACAGCTATGACGCAACTGCGACTGGCAATATCTCATTCGATGGATACAGCAACCTTCACGTTAACAGCTTGGTTTCTGAGAATCCACTCACTGAAGGAATTCAGGTTGTTGCGGTTGACGCAACTGCCACAGTTTCATCTGCTGTCGTTTTGGCCGGTTCGGGCTCAACTCTGAACATGCCTGCTTCAACTTCTGGTTATACCTATAAGTTGAAGAATAGTGATGGTGGTGCTGGTTCAAAGGCAATCACAGTTAATCCCAATGGTTCAGAAAAGATTGACGGTGCCTCTTCGGTCTCTATTGAGTCCGATTATGGTGCTATTTTCCTTGTTGGAAATGGCTCACACTGGTTCATTCTCTAATCCTTTGATGGATTAATCAGAAGATTAGTCTTATTTTTCGGGGGTCACCTTTCGGGGTGGCCCCCCTTTTTTTTGTTTAGAGTCGTTAAGCGCAAAAAAAGGGACTTTTAAGGATTGATAAACTATTTATCATTGACGAATATTGAACTATATCGTTTTTCTTTCCTTTAATAGCTATTAGGAGTAAATATTAATGTCAACACTGTTGGAGCAGGCCATCGTTGATGCGGCAGCACTTAAAGATGCGGCCCTGAAAAACGCTGAACAAGCGATCATCGAGAAATACGCGCCTGAAATTAAAGAAGCCGTGGATTCTCTTTTGGAAGCCGAAGGCGATCTGGGACTCGGCGGAGAAGAAGATCCGCTTGCTGGTCTTGGCGGCATGGGTGAACCGCTCGCTGATGAAGCAACTCCCGCCGCAACACCAGACGCACCTCTTGGCGCGGCTGATGGGGAAAAACTCTGCGCATGCCCAGAAGAAGACGAAACTGTCGAAATTAATTTTGACATGCTCGTGCAACAGATGGAAGACGAAGAGGCTGCAACCGATGCATCGCAAGAAGATCTTGCGGCTGGCATTGGTGGCCCCTCGCCAGAAGAAGCTCCAACTGGAATGGGTATGATGGGCGAAGAAATCGAAATTGATGAAGATAACCTTAAAGAGATTCTGTTCGAGACTTCCGCCGACGATGATGAGATTGATATTTCCGAAGAACTCATCAGCGCCATCGCTTCTGAAATTGCTGAAGAACTTACGCTGGATATCGATGTTGATTCTGGCACAGGTCTTGGCGGAGGAACAACTCCCAGTTCTAAGCGTGAAGAAGCCATCGAAATCGATCAGGCCCTCGCAGCACAAGAGCTTGAGACTCAAAAGAAAGAGTCCGAAGCCAAAGAAGAAAAACTTAATGAAAAAATCGAGAGCCTCTCTGAGAGCAACTCTAAGCTCAGAGAAACCGTCCATGCCCTTAAGTCGCATGTTAGCGAGGTCAATCTCTCAAACGCAAAGCTTTTATATATTAACCGAGTCTTGAATAGTGACTCCCTGAATGAGCGACAAAGAAGTAACATTGTCGATGCGATTTCACAGGCCGGTTCCGTCGAAGAGGCAAAAACGATCTTCGAGACCCTTCAAAGCACAATGGGCAACAGCGCTAAGCGCCGACAGCCACAGTCATTGAGCGAAGCCGTGTCCCGAGGTGGTTCTTCTGTTTTGCCACGGAGACAACCCAAAACAAAATCCAATGATCCGTCAATTGATCGTATGAAAAAGTTGGCAGGATTAGGATAATTTCTAAAGGAGAAATTTAACATTATGTCTGTTCTAAATAAATTAACAGAGGGTATTGTTGATCGTGATCTTGGGAAGGAAGGGGCCGCACTGCTTAGTAAGTGGGAACGCACTGGTCTTCTTGAAGGTCTTGATAAAGATCATACCCGTAGTACAATGGCTCGTTTGCTTGAAAATCAAGCTAAGGAGCTTCTTCGCGAGGCATCCACCATGGCTGGTGGTGATGTCGAGGGTTTTGCCGCAGTGGCATTCCCAATCGTGCGCCGAGTTTTCGGCAGCTTGATCGCTAACGATCTCGTTTCAGTTCAGCCAATGAGCTTGCCTTCTGGCCTCATCTTCTTCATGGACTTCCAGCATACCAATGCTCGTCTTATGAAGTCCGCAGAGGATTCCCTCTACGGCGGTGGAGTTGTTGGTCAGGAGATCACTGGTGGTGTTGACTTGAGTTCACAAGCAAACCAAGACAGTGGTTTTTATAACTTGTCAAATGGTTATTCCTCACCAACTGCTTCTGGTCCAGCAGTAATGGCTTATGGCGTTGCGGCTTCTGGTCGCGGCCACGGTGTTGCAGGAAGTGAGACCCTTGCTGGCGCACCAAGTCAGAAGGTTCTTAACCAGCACAGTCGTTGGGATCCCGATCTTTCCGGTTCTGTTCTTTTGGTCATCCAAATCACAGGTTCTACTGATCTGGCTCAGCTTAATGACAACAACTTGGTTGCAATCTCTACTGATTCCGCCTTGTCTTGTTCGTCTCTTGTGCGCCGTTTGACCACAATTGCAACTGCATCCACTGACAATCAGACTCCCGGCGAAGCCGCTTGGGTTGCAACGCTTGTCTTTGAGAGCACTGGTTCGACCGATACTGATGCTAACGCACTTGCGCGTATGCACATCGAGCTTACCAACGATCTCGGACTTGAGTTCCCAATTGACGACAACCTCAACAATGTTGGAGAGCGTGCTCTCGGCGCTGTTGTTGGTGCGGATACATGGGGACTTGAAAATGATGCCGGCATCCCAGAGATCGACATCAAGGTCGATTCCGTGGCAATCACTGCCATGACCAAGAAGCTCAAGGCTAAGTGGACGCCAGAGTTGGGACAGGACTTGAATGCCTATCACAACCTTGACGCCGAAGTCGAGCTTACTGGTATTCTCTCTGAGCAAATTGCTCTTGAGATTGACCGTGAGATCGTTGAAGATCTTATCAAGGGTTCAACCGCTGGTACTCGTTACTGGTCACGTCTCCCCGGTAAGTTCGTTGGTCGCGAAGATGGTGCTCCCAAGGATGATTCACCTTCGTCTTTGAACTCCTATCCTGACTTCACTGGAACAGTGAGTGAGTGGTACGAGACTCTTGTTGAGTCCATCAACGATGTGTCAGCACAGATCCACCGCAAGACTCTGCGTGGTGGCGCTAACTTCTTGGTCGTAGGCCCCGAAGTTGCCAACATTCTTGAGTTCACCAGTGGTTTCCGCGCTGCTATCACAGCAGACGATGACCGTGGAACCGTTTCCGCCGTTAAGGTTGGTAGCGTGTCCAAGAAGTGGGACGTTTATGTCGATCCTTACTTCCCACGGAACCTCGTTCTCGTTGGCCGTAACGGTTCCAGTTTCCTTGAATCTGGATATGTGTATGCACCTTATGTGCCGCTGCAGACTACCCCCACGATCTTCGGTGTCGAAGACTTCGTGCCCCGCAAGGGCGTGATGACTCGATACGGCAAGAAGATGGTCCGTCCCGATATGTACGGATTGGTCGTAGTCGAGGATCTTGTGTAAGACACTCAGATAGCGTAAATTAAAGTAAAGCCCTCGTTCTTCACGGAGCGAGGGCTTTCTTTGTTTTAACAGACTATTTATCGATAGGAGAACAATAACTTATGGCTATTCCAACTTTAACTCCTGCGAGCGCGGTAAGCAAAGCGATCTTACCAGCAACAGGTTCCCCCGGCGAAGTCGCCATTGCATTGCCTTACGGCGTGTATTCGGACTCAACTGAGTTTTTGTCTGGTGCATCTGCACAAGTTGCCTACACATATCAGAAACTCGGCGGCGAAGTGCTTGATATTGAGCTTTCCTCATCTATTGTTTATGCTGCTTACGAAGAGGCGTGCTTGGAATACTCATATTTGATCAATATTCATCAGGCAAAGAATGTTTTGTCCGATGCCCTTGGTCACTCAACGGGAACTTTTGACCACAAGGGGACAATAGAGAGCAGTCCGTTGTCGTCTAGCCTAAGCGGGACTCATGTTGGCCTAAAATATCCAAAATTTGAATTTTCATATGCGAAAAAAGTTGGCCACGCGATTTCGTCAGAAGCTGGCGTTGGAAGTCATGGTTCTATTTCAACCTATTCTTGCTCTGTCGCAGTTGGTGTCGGAAAACAGGACTATGACTTGCAGGCAATAATTAGCAGCGCCTCTGTGAACAACACCGACGCCGCAGCCGGTGGCGGAGTCCCATATGCTGGTTTGGTTGGCAACAAAAAGGCTGTGATTACTCGTGTTTATTACAAGTCCCCCCACGCAATGTGGAGGTTTTTTGGATATTATGGCGGATTAAACACAGTTGGAAACTTGTCAAATTATGGAATGTATGCAGACGACTCAACATTTCAGCTAATCCCTTCTTGGCAGAATAAGATGCAAGCTATGACGTTTGAAGACAATATTTACACAAGGGTGTCTCACTATTCATATGAAATCCGCAATAACTTGCTTAGAATTTACCCTGCGCCAGCAATAACTTCTCCAAAATATATGTGGGTCGAATTTCAGCTTCCGATGAATCCGTGGGAAGAGGCCGACGACATTGATTCGGGCGTCGATGGCGTGAACAATATGAATACTTTACCTCTTGACAACATCCCTTATAAAAACATCAACTCAATAGGAAAACAATGGATTCGAAGATTCGCCCTCTCTCTTTCAAAAGAGACTCTGGGACAAATTCGCTCCAAATTTGACTCAATTCCAATCCCCGGAGAATCGGTCACTTTAAATGGTGGGGCCCTGATATCAGAGGCCAGAGAGGAACAAGAAAAGCTCCGAGAAGAGCTTAAGACGGTGCTCGATGAGCTTACATATCAGAAGCTTTTGGAAGCTGATGCGAACAAGTCAGACAATGCGAACAAAATTCAGCAAACGATTCCCTTGCCCGTATTTGTGGGATAACGGAGGTGAATTATGTCTGACAACGAATGGTCTCAGCCAAAAAATCCACCAAGTCCACTATTCATAGGGCAAAAAGAGAAGGATCTTGTTAAGCAAGTTAATGACGAGCTTATTGAGCGAGTCATTGGGCAACAGATCTTGTATTATGCTATTGACATAAATACGACAAATTATCACCCCCTTTACGGCGAGGCAATTGAAAAGAATTTTTTGCCACCACTTCATGTGTATGCACTCGTTGAGTGGGAAGAGTCGGTCACAACGTTCCAAGAGCGACTAACCGTGGACAAATCAGAGTCAATCATCGTCCATTTTCACAAAAGAAGGTTAGAACAAGATCAAGACCTTTATGTTAGGCAGGGCGATTTTGTGCTTTATGATGACACCTTCTATGAAATAGTCGAAGTTTCCGAGCCAATGAGAATATTCGGACAAACAGATAAAATGGAAGTCTCTGCCAGATGTGTCAGGGTCCGCCAAGGAGCGTTTGATGCGTCATAAAGGAGACAGTAATGCCTAAAGAAATTGAATTGATGCCATCCACTATTGAATCGGTCGATGCCGCAATGTATGACTGGGTTAAGGAAGAGATTAAAGCCCATGCCACAACAAATAAAGGTTGGAAAAAGACAGAAGTGATATGGCTCTCGGCAGAAAGAGCTTATCAGGTCAAAAAGAATAGAGATCTGTATGATGACAACGATATTCTGAAGTTGCCTCTAATAACTGTTGCAAGAACGGGCATGGAAAAGAGCCTCTCTAAAAAAGGTTCAATTCGCAGTCCTTTTCCTGCACTAAATAACCGCAAGGGAGGTTCTTTAACCATTGGAAAGAGAATCAAACAGGACAAGACAAGAAATTTTGCCAGAGCAGACGCCAAACGATCAATTGGGCAGGCCAATTTCCCCAAAAAGAATGAAAAAGTTGTTTATCAAACTGTTACAATTCCGCTGCCCGTTTATATTGAAAACACATATGACATTTTTATCAGAACTGAATACATCCAACAGATGAATGAAATTTTAGCCCCATTTATAACTTATTCTGGCGGCATAAATTACATCTCTTTGAGAAAGGACGGTCATGTTTATGAAGGTTTCATTGATGAGTCGATTAGTATAGAAGACAACGCCTCTTCACTTAACGATGAGGAGAGGTATTATAGTGCAACAATCTCTATCCGCGTACTTGGCTATTTAATGGGCGCAGATAAGAACGACGACAGGCCAAAAATCATAGTTCAAGAAAATGCTGTTGAAGTAAAAATACCAAGAGAGCGCGTTCTGCTTGAGGACGAACACCCATTTGAAGACGACGGTGGCTTTTATCGTTAGTTGCAGCTTTAATTTCGGACTTTGAGTAATTTCAGGACTATTTACTAACGAATAAATGTGCTAATCAGCCTTTTTCTTGTTTTGTAGAAAACTGGATACTTTAAGGAGAATAACTAATGTCTGTAAAGAAGTTTCGTTTCGTTTCCCCCGGAATTTTCCTAAACGAAGTTGATAATTCGCAGTTGCCCGCCGAGGCAGCCGCAGTCGGTCCCGTAATTGTTGGCCGCACCCGCAGAGGACCGGGAATGCGTCCTGTCACTGTTCAGTCTTTTTCTGAATTTGTTGAGCTTTATGGTTACCCCGTCCCCGGTCGTAATTCTGATGAAATCTGGCGAAACGGAAACCAAGTTGGCCCGACATACGCCGCATACGCCGCTCAAGCATACCTAAAAGCGCAAGTTGGCCCTGTTACGATGGTTCGACTTCTTGGTGCCGAAAACCCCGATGTGGAAGAAGCGGGCCGCGCAGGCTGGAAGACTTCCGCATTCACAAATGTTTTGCCCGCCTCAAACGGTGGTGCATATGGTCTTTTCTTGGTCGATTCTGGCTCTGCAGCCGCCTCTTTGAGTGGGACGCTTGCAGCCGTTTGGTATTTGAACGAGGGAAGCATTGAGCTTAGTGGAAACCTTCGCGGAACCGCTAGCCCTCTTCAGGGTGACTCGGCCATGATTGAATCTATTGGAACAAGTCAAGAATTTACAGCAGTTGTTCGTGACTCCACTGGGGCCACAAAGCTGAAGACTGCCTTTAACTTTGACGAAAATTCAGACAAATACATCCGTTCGGTTTTTAATACAAACCCACAGGCAATCAATAGCACGATCCAAGAAAGCGCCGCTGCCAAGACTTATTGGCTTGGAGAATCTTATGCTTCTAACTTGGCGACTTATGTTTCTGCATCAGGCGCAGGCTTGAACTTCGGTTTCATTGCTGCTCTTGAAAGTGGAAGCTATAATATGGCCGACCAAAGACAAGGCTTCGTTGACGCCGAGTCTGGCTGGTTCATCTCGCAGGACTTTAGCACTGCTACTTCTCTTTACGCACCAGAAGCCCTTCAGAAGCTTTTCAAGTTTGTCAGCACTGGCCACGGAGAGTGGATTAATTCAAACATTAAGATTTCTATTCGAGACATTAAGAAGTCTGGCGTCAAGGGCTATCCTTATGGAACCTTCACGGTTGAGATTCGTTCCGCTAGGGATCATGATGGCTCCAAGAGAGTCGTTGAATCTTATCCGAACTGTAACCTAGACCCTAACTCCACTGATTATATTGCTCGCAAGATTGGCGACAAATATCAAGTTTGGGACAACAGCGAGAATCGCTATATTGAACATGGCCTCTTTAACAATCAGTCCAGATATGTTAGAGTTGTTATGAACGAGAATGTTAAGAACGCAATTTCTGACCCTCTCTGCCTGCCCTTCGGCGCATATGGACCTCCCCGCGTTAAGTCATTTAAATTGTTTAGTGGCTCGACTGATGTTCACTTGAACAACGGAGTCTCTATGATTGGCGCTGCAACGGCAAATGCCCATGAATGGCTTCAGGCTTCCGGCTCGACTCCTCGACCCGGCGCATCTGCAGCCGAGATGCTTGACATGGGCAAACACCCCGGCATTATCACAGTCGGCGTGACGGCCAATGCCAACTATGCTTTGACCGCATCTTACATTTACCCCTCCATGAACATGAGAGTGTCCGCTTCGTCAGCCAAGCATTATTTTGGAATTGACACCACAAAAGCAGGCACCACAGTGAACCGATATGAGGTTGAATATGCCGATTTGACAAGAGGTCTGCCATATGGCGTTAACTCTTTCGGCGGCGACACTGCAGCTTCTTTGGCTTCCTCGCACGAGTGGTCATTCATCTTCTCTCTTGATGATGTTAACCTCTCTGGAAGCTCTAACGCGAACTGGGCCTCTGGCTCCCGCGTTGCTGGAACATCCTTGACGGCTGTATCCGGCGGATATTCTTACATTCTGGACACGGACTGGAATCAGTTCACCGTTCCAATGTGGGGAGGCTTTGATGGTCTCGATATCACCGAAGCAGAGCCTTTTAGAAACTCTCAATGGTCTGGCGCAAGCACTAAGACTAACAGCTATACATATAACTCAGTTGTTCGAGCAGTTGATAGCGTTGAAGATCCAGATGTAATTGAAATGAATCTGTTGGCCCTTCCCGGCATCACGAATGAGTCGCTAACGCAACACGCCGTGACAACTTGTGAAGACCGCGCCGATGCGCTGTGTGTTGTGGATCCAAAGGGCGGATATGTTCCCTTTACAGAGAACAATAGTTCAGACGCAACAAACAGGGGCTCTGTCTCGACAACTGTTGCGAATATGACAGCAAGAGATATAGATAGCAGCTATGCATGCGCCTATTATCCTTGGGTCCAGATTCAAGATACAAATACGAGCCAAGTTCTCTGGTGTCCACCATCAGTTGTTGCGCTTGGAACATTCGCAAGCTCCGAAAGGGCAACTGATGGAGCAGTTTGGTTCGCTCCCGCTGGATTTACAAGAGGTGGTCTCACAGAGGGCTCCGCAGGAATTCCAGTTATCGGCGTCCGTGAACGATTGA